AGTATAGTAATGTTTTTCGTTACTGTTAATGTAGTCCATGCTGTATTAGTTTGTGCATCATCTGAACGATACGCATTATATGTTCCTAAGTTAATATTATTTGCAATAGTATCATTTATAGATAGTGCATATAAAAAATTTGAATATTCTACATATGTTATACCGGTATTTACATATATATTTCGCATATTGAACCCGACAATAGAACTAAAATCCCAACTTCCTATATTTTGTACAAATAATGTAGCACCATAAAACATATAAGTCATATTACTTACATTACTAGTATTCCAGTTATCTATTGGTTGATTGAATGCTTTTGCATCACGAAACATATAACTCATATTTGTAACACTACTAACATCCCAATTATTTATTGGTTGGTTGAATTGTTGTGTATTATAAAACATACCATACATATTACTTACACTACTAACATCCCAATTATTTATTGGTTGGTTGAATTGGTGTGTATTACTAAACATATAACTCATATTTGTAACACCACTAACATCCCAATTATTTATTGGTTGGTTGAATTGTTGTGCATTATAAAACATAAAACGCATATTACTTACACTACTAACATCCCAATTATTTATTGGTTGGTTGAATTGTTGTGCATTATAAAACATATAACTCATATCTATAACACTACTAACATCCCAATTATTTAATGGTTGGTTGAATTGTTGTGATTGCATAAACATAAAACTACAATTTGTACCAAGTGTTGGTGCATCAGTAGCACTAAAAATTCCCCCGAATCTAATAAATTGCGAACCTTGATTTGCTAATGGAATTCCTCCAAATTCAGTAATATTAATACTGGTATTAGTTGCATATGATTTGCTATAAAACTTTAATCCATCTGCATCACTAGTACGAACAAAAGATGTCCATGAAACAGTAACCTCAAAAGGTCCTGAACCAGTTTCGGACATAACTAATCCTGTAAAACTGCTCCCGGTATTACTAACTGGATAATCACCACCTACTGAAGTATTAATTGTAAACTTAAAATTTGGCATATAAGTATATAATAGATATTTAATAATTCATTATAATATATAATATATGGGTAATTTTTTCACCAGACGCGTATCAATTGTTATTGCTACATATAAAATCAATAATAAAGTATATGTTGGTTGTCATTTTGAAAAGAGTTTAAATGAAAAACGTCATGGTAAAATATCATTATGTGCTGGTCATGTTGAAGATAATGAATCATATACTGAAGGAGCCATTAGAGAAGCTGAAGAAGAGCATGGCTTGGTAATATACAATGAAAACCATCTCGAATTAGTTCATTCAAAAATATCCAAGAATACAACATATAATTATTATATTATTAATGTGATACCATGTGATTATTTTACACATAAAGTTTCAACTCATGATGAAATAATAAGTGATTTAAATTATATCAATAATGTTTTCCAACATTTTCCATCAAATTCTGTCATACCTACTGGTTCAAAGTCTACTTTCTTAATTGATGTATCCGTTTTAAAATCACAAATCTATTCTGAATATGTTTATGATCCAACGAGAATTTTTTTATCAAAACATTTTAATGCTTAATAAAATAATTAATTCGATGAATATTAATCTATCATGATTATATATGAAAAATTATATTATAATTTTTTTAATATTGATTATTATAGCATTAACAGCATATGTTTCATACACTGTATATGTCAAAATGACAACAGAAGAAGAGATATATAAAGAATGTGTAAAGTGCGAAGAATGTGCCAAGTGTGAAACATGTAAAAAAAGTAAAAGTAAAACTTGTGATATTATGTATAATAAAAAATTATATAACAATATAAATAAAGATATTGATAAATTTGTATTGTCATATAAACCAAAAATTATTAAAGTAATTAATGGTATGATTGATAAAATAAAATTACCTAGTACTAAAACAAGTTGGGATAAAAGAGTTAAAAATATACAAAAAAGAATTAATGAAGGTGATAATTTAGAAAAAAGAATTACTGAAATGTTAAAAGGATTGCCATCAAAATCATTCAAACAATGTTTAATCGATATTGCTCCAACAATTGCTAATAATGATGTGTATTTAAATGTTGTGAGTAAATTTATATGGAATTTAAATATTTCTAAACAACATATATCATCTAATGATGCTGATATTATGTTTTCAATAGTAAAATATCTATTAAATCAACCAATTGTTTTACCACCAAAAGTAGTATTGTATTTTTTAATACCAATAATGCAAGAAAAGAGAAAGCCCGATTATAAATTTTTAGGTCAATTTATTTGCGACATTCCAGCAAAATATGTAATATATATTATTACTAATTTATTAACTATGGATATAATTACAGATAATTTAGATTCGGAAGAAATTGATAATATTAAAAATCAATTAATAAGCGATATCGATACATTGTGTAGTTGTTAGAAAAAAATCAATATAGTACCAATAATTCATATTTTCAAATTTAATTAAATTAAAATTGAAAAATAAAAGATATAAATAAATATCAATCTAATATATAATGGACGATTTAACGACCAACCAGTCATTCAATGATCTTTTTAGTAAAATGGATAAAGATGATGAAATAGAGATTGGATTTGTACCACGGCTTTCAAAACTGACATTAGATAAATATATTACAATGTTAAAGTATTTTTCAACCTTGGAAAATGTAGTAACAGAAACAACATTAAATATTTCTTATAATTATGATTTTGAAAGTTTAAACAATAAAAGAATAACAATCCATGGTCTAGATGAAATAAATCGACTTATGAATAATGTTCAAATAGATGATGATCATACACATGAAAAACATATTATATATGCTTTGTGGCATCGCGAATATTCAAATGGTAATGAAAAAGTTTCAATGATTGATAAAAAGAAAAGTCGTGATCAAATGGTTGATATAGATTCATTAGGCATTCGTGTTAGAAAAGCTACAGAAACTGTTTTAGACAAAGATCATGAAATTAATATCACTTTTAAAGAACGTAAATATATTAATTTTAGATATATTCAACGTGCAAGTTTGATCATCGAAGATAATGATAAATATATATTGCGTGTTGATTTGTCATATGTTAAAAGTTCAGATAAACTTTCTACATTAGAAAAAAAATCATCAAACATAGAATTGGAAATTGATATAACATTTAAAAAGAATGTTGCACAAACTGAAAAATCAAAAATTATTAAATTACTTACTAAAACTTTCACCAATGTTCAGCGAGTGTTGCAGAAATCTAATATGGTTATTTCAAGAGAACAACAACAACAATTTATTATTGGTATGAATGCTTTGTTATCACCAACCAAAGAAGTTATATTACGTGATTTACCAGGTATGCAAACTCAGTCAGCCGAAATTAGTCATATTGTTGATATAATTCCCAATAACTATTCAGTTACCGATAAAGCAGATGGTGATAGATATTTTATGTTTATTACGGAAGGTAAAATTATATTAATTTCTAATACTTTGGATATAAAACGCATTGAAGATGTTCCAAATATTGATGCGTTTAATGGCACTATTTTAGATGGTGAATATATATTCAATGAAGAGTATCAAAAGTTTATATTTTTGGCTTTTGATTGTTTGATGTATAAGGGTGAGGATAAACGTTCTGAGCCATTATTTGTTGAACGATTAGTTTTTGTAAAAGATGTTGTTACTACATTATTCGGGCAAAAACAAACATTCACTAAATATACAGGTGATTTTAAATTTGATAAACTAGAAAAACATTATACTAAAGATATCAAATTACAAATGAAAGAATTAAATACAAATTTAAGTTCCAGTGAAAATTCAAATATTGTGATGATGAAATACTTTATCTTTCCTCAGGGAGCACATCCATGCGAAGTGTTCTTTTACACATCATTAATGTGGAATATATATACTAAAGATAGTACAATTCAATGCCCATATATATTAGACGGTATTATTTTGACACCATTGCATCAAGTATATACCAGAAATCTTAAAGAGACTAAATTTCGTATTTATAAAGTGAAACCAGCTAAATTTAATTCTTTGGATTTATATGTTGAATTTGCTAGAGATGCTATTACACATCAAATAATTGACGTATATGATGATGCAGAATCCAATGCTGAAGCATTAGATTTAAGTACAAAGCAATTTGAAGATAGTTTAGAATCAGAAGATATTACAATTTATAAACCTAAAGGGAAAATGTATCGTATAGCATATTTACATGTTGGTAAGATTCAGGGTAATATTGAATATCCTGTTTTATTTCAAGAAGAACACGATCATCATTTTGCATATATTTACATTGAAGATGGAGAAGCTCGCGATACAGAAGGTAATATAATTCAAGATAAAACAGTTGTAGAATTTACGTATACAAATGATCCATTAATAAAACAAGGTTCGAGGTGGAATGTTCTTAGAACACGATATGATAAAACCGAATCTGTTAATACATTTAAGAGAAAATATGGTAATAACAATGAGATTGCTGATAAAACATGGAGATCAATGATTGATGGTGTAGATATGACAGATATAGAATTATTAGGTAATCCTGTAACTTATGAAGCACATCATATGAAACTTCGATCACTAATTACATCTGATGTTATTACTAGAGAACGACGTGAAAATTCATATTATACCATGATTAGTAATTTGGCAGGTGGTCTAAAAAGTTTTCATAATTGGATTAAATCTCATCTTATTTTTACTTATTGTGGTAAAAAGGATGTGCAAAATGGCATCAATAAATTGGATTTATTAGATTATGGTTGTGGTATTGGTGGAGATATTGGAAAGTTTTTACATGCTCGATTAAATTCTTATGTTGGTTTTGATATTGATGAAAATAATATTTTTTCAGGATCAGATGGTGCTTTGTCACGTTATCAAGATTTCAAAAAGAAAAAGGGTGTTATTATTTTCCCTGCTACATTCTTTGTTGCTGACGGAGGTGTGTTATTAAATTTTAAAGATCAAGAGAAAGCATTAGGTGTTGTTAGTGAACAAACTACAAAATCTCTCAAAACTTTATTCGATGGACCAAATCCCAAAAAATACGATATTATAAGTTCACAATTTGTTATTCATTACTTTTTTAAGAATGATGTAACATTAAATAACTTTGTGACTAATTTGGCCACTTTTAGTAAACCATCTGCATATGTATTATTTACTACATTTGATGCTGAAGCGACACATGCTTCATTTGAAAATAATAGTTCAACATCATATTATACCACCAAAGAAGGAGAAAAGAAAATTATTTTCGATGTTAAAAAGAAATATGAAGGTAAATTAACAGATAAAACGGGTCAAGGTATAGAAGTTCATTTGCCAGTATTTGATGATGGTGTTTATGCAATGGAATATTTAGTACCACCAAGATTATTGGTAAATAAAATGAAAGAAAAAGGGTTTAGATTAGTTGACACAGACTTATTTGAAAATATATTTAATAAACATAAAAAGTTTTTCGATATTGCTACAGCAAGTCATGATAAAAATGATAATTTTCATTTGAAAGTTAAAGAATATTATAATCCAAAAGATCAAATGAACCAAGCATGTTATCCATTTACATTTATGAGTAGATATTATGTTTTTCAAAAAGAAGATGATTTAAATACACATAATACAGGTTCTAAAAAGTTTTCGAAATATAAGAAATAAATAATACAATACAATAACAATGATTAATTTATATAATGATTTTACTTTGCATTATGATTTTAATACTATAGATGTATTTGATATTTATGATATTTTTAATAACACTTTTTTATATGATTTTTTTCCGTTTGCTAATACACAAATTGAAATAGAAATAACACACACAAATGTAAATAGCAATATATTGAAATTAAAAATAAATAATAGTACAAAATACGATATAATAACAAATTGTTGCATGATTGAATTATATGAATCTATTATACAATACAAGAAAAAGAAATTAAATGATATTTAAAACATTTTCATTCATAAATAATAATGAATGAAAATAATTCTATAACAAATCTCGTTATATATAAAGATAATATTACAAATGAAGATTTATCTGTGGATGAAAACATAATATTAAATGAAGAAATATTATCAATTGATAAAACAGAAGATCCTGATTTAACATCAACAACAAATAAAACAACCACAATAAATAAAACTATATTGGCCATTACAAAAGATAAAACTGTATCGAGTAGTCCGTCATATACACCAAAAACAAACAGTATTAATATACCACCATTAAATTTTTCGGATGAATATAGTGATTCGTCATTAAATAATTCTGATAAAGAACAAAAGAATCAAATAAAAAATATAATTAAAAATAAATCAAATGAAATTTCTGTCATATCTGATATATCAGTCGTAGAACCAATTTATGATAGAATTATTGACAGACAAATATATGCAAAAATATTAGATATATGTGAAAGTTATTCTAATTGTGATAATAATTTGACATCATTAGTTGAACTAATTATTACACATGTTAAAACTTTATTATCTAAACACACAAATGTTAGTTCAAGTAGCATTTTAAAATATAAGGATTTATTAAAACCATTATTAGATGAAATATGCGAAGATGTTAAATCAATAACCATTAGTAAAAAGAATAAAATAGATGTAAATTTAATGAAAGCATATGAAGAAGCACAAATATTATCAAAATCTATAGAGTTAAAAAATGATAATACATTTGCCTTTTTAATATATGAAATAACATCATTAATAATTATGATTAAGAATACGATTATATGTATGGTAATATGGCGAGGTGGATCTAAATATAAACAAATCTTAGAAGATTACATTTATCGATATGAACATATTCTAACTATTATTGTCACACCATTATCAAGAGAATTAAATAATAATGCTGAAGAACGAAATGCACAGTGTGAGCCCAGATTATTGACAAAAACTAGTTCAATGGAAAATAATAATGGACGTGTTAATAGTCCACATTTGAAACGTCATTTGAAACATGGTGATTTTTATAATGTGCAAAAATCTAATGCACAATCTAATGATACTGCAACTGCGACCACAACCGAATATACTAATTCATTATATAGTGAACGAAATTCCAATAATGTAAATAACATTACAGGTGATAAAAAATTAATCACATTCAATGAATTATCTATTATTATTAATGAAAGTTATGGTAATAATCCAGATATGGAATGTTCCACAGCATTAGATATTGTGGCATTATTCTTAAGAAGTCAAAAAATATTATATATTGAGTCAAAAAATTATTGTGAACAATATTTGAATATGTTAATGATTCCTGCAATTTGTATTTCTGCGGTTGTTGGACTTTTGGCTTTAATATTAACATCTGCAAATGGATACATTGTTGTGGCATGTTTAAGTACTATTAATACATTATTACTCACATTAATTTCTTATTTAAAATTTGATGCTAAAGCAGAAGCTCACAAAACATCAGCATATCATTTTGATAAATTAGAAACAAAATGTTCTTTTTTATCTGGTCAAATATTATTTTTCGAATCAGTTGATACAGATACTATTTCTAATATAGTAAAAGATGTCGAAATAAAAATTAAAGAAATTAAAGAAATAAATCAATTTGTTATACCAGAATATGTAAGAACTAAATTTCCAAAAACATATGCTAGTGGAATATTTTCAGAAGTTAAAAAATTATATATTGAAGAAATAGTTATTAAAAATGAATTGAAAAATACAATTAATAAAATTATAATTAAATCTAGAAAGATAAATAAAAGTGATGAAGAAATAGCTGAAATAAAAGAACTTGAAGAAAAACAAGATAGACAATTAAATAGAATTATATTGTTTAAAAAAAAGTATTTGGAACTTGATAAAATATTAAAATATGAAGTTGAAAAGAATATGAGATTGAAACGAATGAAAATAATAGGATTATGTGGATGTATGAATACTATTACTTGTGGATGTTGGAATTATTGCGTGATGTGTGGGGGACCAAAGAAACCTGTGGAACATACATCATCAGATTCTGGCATTGAAACAGATGGACGAGTATTAGATATTATTTAATCAGTGTATGGTGCCACTAATTAAACATTCCAAAACTTTAATACGTTTATTAATTCTTGTGCAAGTAACTATATAATCATTATCCATATGTATATCTATTGTAGGTTTAATTGTATAGGATTAAAATCTATACATGTTACTGGTTCATCCAACATTGAATAAAACCATTTAGCATATCGCAAATCTTTTTTAAAACAGGCTTTGGTAAATACATCTTGTAAATCCATTATAAATAATAATAGTTATTATTATGTTATAAATAAATCAATTTTTTGTTTATTGTATATGCAACAAATAAATTAGCAATTGGCACAATATGGCTATAATAGCTACCCAAACAATCAATATAATTTTAGTATCATAAAATAGATCTTTAAAATTGTTTGATTTATACA